TTACAGAGGATCAGTATTTTTGTGTAAAATGAAAATTTGTGCGAATCAGCGAATCACCTTTTTCTTTTGTCTAACTCACCTTGTATCCAATTCAGTCCAGTTTTGTTTTGGACTTTCTTCTTTGCAAGACTCATTACTTGTTTATATACAGGCCCCATAACATCTTCATCTGAATCATTATTATCTACTACAATAAAGTTCTGTCTGAAGTATTGACTGAACTTACCCATGTTAGACTGTACAGTTTTCCATGACTTAGTTGCAATAGATCGTGGTACAGTTCTTTCTCTTTTTGCATTTCTTTCGAGTGCAGTTTCAAGAGAAGTATTTACAAATATCATATGTACATCATAACCAAGTTGTTTTAACTGTGTTGCTTGTTTTGCAATCTTATCATACTCTTTTCCAGTACCATCAATTATAAGTCCAAGTCTACCCTCTACATAGTTAGTCATTCTTGACTTAGTTACAGCTTTTGCTTTATCTCGTAACTTATCTCTAGGTTCTTCTTCACTCTTGGGCATCTTCATTGATAATCCAGCGTCTTTAAGATACTTCTCAAAGACATCATCTGAATTAACAATCTTTAGACCAAGACCGCCTGTGCCTCGTTTTACAACATAGGACTTACCACTCCCTGGCCCGCCTGCAAGGAAAAACGCTTTAAGTATGTTGGGGTCGTAAACTCCCTCTTGTAAATCTTGAAATGTTTTCATCTTTAAATCTCTCTATAGTTTCTAATATGTATTTATCAGTTTCCGTCATTGGTTCAATCTCCCTATCTCTGTTAATAAAGGTATTCATTTTCCTTAATTTGAGTTTGGTGTTTTGTTTTGGCATCTAGCCCTCCTATGTTAAAATAATGATTTTCATAATGTAATCTATAGAGTCTCCTTTCTGTTTAAGTTATTATTTCTATTTTATCCCCAGCACCACCAAATGGTTCTATTGACTCTCCATCAATAGGTAGTTTGGTTGATATTGAATCTTTTGTTACAGTCATTTGTATAATGTGTCTTTTGTTTGGTAAATCAAATTGATGTTTGAGTTTTGTTATTAAAAACTTTCCAGAATAATATCCGTCAACATCATCTCCCTCACCTTGACCACCCACAGTTGGAAACTGAACATTTATTGTTTCACCACAAGCGACTGTGTTATTTCCATTTATTTGTAGTGTTGCACTAATCCCAGCACTAAGTTCTAATAGTTTAGATTGTCTTTGTAGGAATTTGTTTGCAGTTCCTGCCGGTGCATAAGAGTAAGAATTTGTTGAATTTGTGTGTTGTATATCGTTTGCTCCATTACTGGTAACTGGATGTAGATGTATTTTTGCATCAGAAAAACTACTGATACTATTGCCCGACACATCAATTGGATTATCGTTATATACTGGATTTGAATCTATGGTATTATTTCCCTCAAAATCTTCAAAGTAGTTATAATGACTAGTTTCGTATGACTTGTTATATATATTATATTTGATTATTTTAGATGACAACATTCCACCCATTGTGTTCAATAATAAGTCAGTATTTTGAGTAATAGTAGAATTAATCGGTCTTTCATAGTCTTTCTTTATATCTCTCACTTTAGGATTTTCTTTGGAGTTTAACCCAACATCACCTATAAAATAGTCTGCAATAGTATCAGTATTTAAAATACTATCTATACTTTTAAAGTGTATTCCTTTTGTATTTTCAAATAAAACAAAGTTTTGTGAGCCTGAAATACTTTTAGATTCGGTTGCAAGAGTGCATAGAAATGTAAATGGGTGATTGTTAGGACTTATGACTTTTCTAATACCAGAAGTGTTCTCAATAAACAATCTTTTAGTTGAATTTATATATCTTTTATCTCTCAATACATCTGTAACTATATTAGATATTGTATCCGTATAAGATTTAGAAACTCTAGTTCTTTCGTTTCTCATCAACTCTGGTGAAACAAAACTTAATGATATAACTTCTGAATTTGGATTTGATGATTGTTTAGAATTTACCTTGTTGATATTAAAAACTGCATCAATATCAAAGTCTTTTAAACCTGGCGTTCCAAGTTTTAGAGACATATGTTCTTGACCAATAATAGGGCCATTTTTAGTTAAGTTACTAAGGTCTAGGAATACAATATTTCCAGATAAAGATGTTGAGAATATATCTTCCCATATCTCAATACCTTGAACCATATCTGTCAAATCTAAAACTTTACCAGATGAGGTATAAACTTTAAGTTCCTTTAAAAAGAACTCACCAGCATATTGAATGTCTGTTTCCATTAGATAATAGATTCTTTCATTAGAGTTTCATATTCTTCTACAAACTGACCAATATATCTAGGGTCAAGTAGTCTTATTTTTCTTAGTTCATTCTGTCTGTTTTCTTCGTATTCTATATTTGTAATAATAGTTGCATTTGCATAGTAACTTACATCATTTGCATGAAGAGCTTCATTTGCATATACTTCTATCGTCTTAGTTGTATCTCCAGATGATTGTGGTATTTCATAGTGATGAACACCATTAGGGTCTGCATACTTATCATTTACAAACTGTAGAAACTGTGAATATCTCATAGGCCATTCATGGTACACATCAGTAATATCGTTTACTATTAACACAACCCAATGTAACTCTGGATTGTCATACAACTTATCTGCAATAGACTCTGGACTTTCTCCCTCTCTTACATCATAAGTGTCATACAATAAAGCGTTGGTTTTTACCTTTTGACGTATTGCAACTCGTCTTAGAAGATTCGTGACAAATTTAAATTGACCATTTCCTACAGAGTCATATGGTATTACTGGAAAATTATTAAAGTACATGATTAGAATCCCTCGTATACACGCTCTCTTGTGATTATTTCTAGTTCTTGGAAGTTAAGTGTAATAGAAGTATCGACTGGTGGAGCACCATCTCCATCAACCCCATCAAAAGTTTTATACCTATCTCCACCATATGCAACAGTAACATTTGTACACACACAAGTAGATATTTTATGTAGATATTGGTTTTCTGCACCATTGTACATATACTGAATATCAAATGTATTAGGTGTAGTTAATCGTCTTCCAGCTCTATTACCATCAAGAAACTCTGGTAACATATTAGATTTAAATGCAAATATAATCTTTCTGATTTCGTCTGCTTCTGCTTGGTTTCTTGGCATCATCTTAAATGTATATTGAAATGACCTTTTACCTATACCCTCAAATGCAAGTTCCATTCTTGGTGCTTTAATAGAAGACCTTCTCATATCATTCGCTGCATTTAATCCAGTCATACCTGGCAATACTGCACCAGCACCTTTTAATGCACCTCTATTAATACCTTCTAATGCTTCACCTTTTAACTGACCACTTGCACCACTTGCTGCATTTGCAGCACCTTCTAATGAGAAATTATTCATAATGTCTGTGACTGCGTTCATACCAATCGCAGCACCAGCACCAATTTCTGTATCAGTATACTTTGCACCATAAACAACTTGAACTTGTTGTGGCATATACATTGCAATTGCAGTATCAAGTCTTGTAGTTGGTGGTCTGTTGATTGAAACTGTTGAACCTTTTGCTCTTACTATTTTTCTTTTTTCTATCTCTTTAAGTGCCTTTATCATGCCAGAGTCAACACCATCAAGTGCTTGGTCTTTTAATCCAGAATTATTTTCGACTTTTACATAAGAACCACTACTACTTCTTTTCTTTATATATTCTGGTATTTTTTGTTGTCCTTTAATAGATGCAATAGAACCACCCTCTTTTTTCTCTGGGTCACTAAAACTAAGTTTTGCATTTTGTTGTTGGTTGATGTAAAACATAATGTAATGTCCATGATTACCATTTGCACCAGCTGGTGCTTCAGTATCTAGAGGAAATGATAGATTTTTAGAAACATACTTATGTGTTTGTTGTGATGTTGAACTTGGTATTCCAACACCTTTACCTTGACCAAAACCTAATAATCCAGGCAGATTACCAGCAACTTTTTTTAATGATGATCCTACGATACCTTGTGCAGCACCTTTTAGAAAGTCTAACGCCATGTATAAATACTCCTGTAACTTCTATTTATAAAGATTGACATGGCATATAGTGGTAAATACATTCCTAATAACCCTAAAAAATATAAGGGTAATCCGTCTAAAGTGATATATCGTTCACTCTGGGAACGTAAACTTATGGTCTATTGTGATATGAATGAAAAGATACTTGAGTGGGGTTCAGAAGAAATTGTTATACCTTATGTATCGCCATGGGATAATAAACTACACAGATACTTTCCAGACTTTTATATGAAAGTTAAACAGGCAAATGGTGGTATCAAAAAATTTATCGTAGAGGTAAAACCTAAATATCAATGCAAATCACCACCAGCAAATCCACCAAGAAGAACTAAGAGATGGTTAAATGAGGTCAAGACATGGACTATCAATGAAGCCAAGTGGAAATCTGCAAATGAGTTTTGTTTAGATCATGGTATGGAATTTAAAATTCTTACTGAAGACCATCTGAATATAAAGTATAAATAGTAATATGGAAACTTTTGGAATCACAATTGTATTAATGACACTCTTTACGTTAGGAATGTCTTTAGGACTACTTATGAACAAACCACTTAAAGGTAGTTGTGGTGGATTAAACTGTAGGTGTAAAAATGGCACAGAGTAAATTTATACAATCAGTTGTAAAGGCTGCAAAAGGCAGACCAAAATCCACGCAATGGTATCGTGATAAGATTGCAGAGTTTGGTAAGCCAGGTGCAATGGATTTAATACGAGATGGAAAAAGAAACAATAGACCTTTCTTTGGTCGTTTGAATATGTTTTTCTATGACCCAAAACTTAAAGCAAAATTACCATACTATGACACATTTCCATTAGTGTTACCACTAGAACCATATTCAGATGGTTTCTTAGGTATCAATCTACACTATCTACCTATGACATTAAGATTACAGCTATTAGATAACTTAGTAGATTATAGTAACAATACTAAGTTTGATGAAAGCACAAGACTTGCAGTTGATTATAGTAAACTAAAGAAATTAAGTATAATTAAACCCACACTCAAAAGGTATCTCGCTGGTCGAGTTAAGACACAGTTTCGTAGAATAGATGCAGATGAGTTTACAGTTGCAGCGTTACTACCAGTTCAAAGATTTAAGAAAGCAAGTGCTGCAGAAGTATACAAAGATAGTAGGAGTATGATATAATGGCATTTAAGATTGGTTCATTAGTAGATACAATTGCACATGGTACTTT